ATCATACTTGATGAGTTCACTGAGGTTGAATCTGGTACAAGTAAGGGCAAACGACCAATACTACAACAGGCAATTCAAAGATGCCAAGATGAAAACGCTACCCTCGTCATAGCTAAGATAGACCGACTGTCTCGTAACGTAAACTTCGTATCAAATCTGTATCAATCAGGTGTTGACTTTGTGTGCTGTGATATGCCACACGCTAACAAGTTAACCATACATCTTTTTGCGGCAGTAGCAGAGCATGAGGCTGATATCGTATCAGAAAGAAACAAGGCGGCTGCTCAGTCAATCAAGAAGATCATAGAACGTGATGGGCATTACATATCTAAAGCTGGGAACAAGATAACTAAGTTGGGTGGTTGTAAGAATCCTAATACTGCTCCTGCATTAAAAGCATTGAAAGAAAAGTCTCGTAACAACAGAAACAAGAATGTTGCAAGACCATTCGCTCAAGAATTAAGAAGGCAAGGCATTGGTTATTGCACCATAGCTATGAGACTTAACCAGGAAGGGTACAAAACCTCAACAGGCAAGTTCTATTACAAAACAAGCGTTCAACGATTACTTAAAGAAAAATGAAACAAAAACACGAAACAACATGGAAAGACGATATCAAGGACATAATGAAAGCAACAATAGTAGGAATCGTGTATGGGTTCTTATTGTCCTTATTATGAGTCCATATAGGTGGTATTGGTATTGGAGGAACACTTGCCTTAGATTCGTATTGATTTCTCCATATCTTTTATTTATAATTTTTACAACATTTTACCTTTTGAAAAAATGAAACAAAAAAATAAAGTGCAATTAATAGTGCGTGTAGCGGCAGAACACCCTGACGCTGAAACATTCAAATGCCTGGGCAATAAGATTGTCTTAGAGTTGGATGATTACGATTACGCATACGAGTTTACGATGACAATGCTTAACTTGCGAGGCGATGATAGGTTTGAACACGGAGACTTAATGTTTTTTAACAAAGGAATACTGATAGAGATAGACAGATGAAGAAAGAAGACAAGAAGGCAGTTATTGATATACTTGCTAAGTGGAGAGATATGATTGGTGTTGACAGCAAGATTGTTGAAAAACTAATTTATGAGGTTAATCAGATATACATCCCAGAGCCAATAGACATAAGTAAATCAGATGTTATCAAGGCAGACATGGTAAATATGTGTGATCAAATTAAGTATGATAGAAAGAAGAACAATGTTCGTGGACCTGAGAACACTACAAAGAGGATGGCGATTTACAAGGCTTCTGAGATAAAGTATGGTAGGACATCAACCTTGGAACGTGTAGCTAAAGAGTTTTTTGAAAAAGATAGGTGTACGGTAATACATTGGAGAAAAAAATCTAATGACTTTATTGATGTAAAAGACCCTATGTTTGTGAGATATGTTAACGAGTTACTTTAAACTAAAATAAATAAGATGAATATGGAATTTGAAACAGAAATAGAACAAGCAGAAGTGGTAATCTCATTTGATTACCAACCTGAAGAAGCGACAGTACTATATTACTCGGACGGTAGCGGTGACCCAGGATGCCCAGCATCAGTTGACAATATTGGTGTATATTGGGTGACCCAAATATTTAATTCTACGACACGCAAATGGGAATCTTCACGCCTTGATGTTACCGCACTGCTTGAACAATTAGGATACGACATTAAAGAGATGTGTTGGGATTATCTAGAAAATAAATAAGATGAAGAGATATCAAGTCAGGCGTAAGGACAAGCGAAATACACTAAGTGTTAAGAAATACACCTTTCCGATGTGGTTTATGATGAACCTAACAACAGTAATACTAATATATATAATGATTAAAGTAAATTAAAATGGAAGAAAGAGAATTAAACGAAAAGCTAACATTAGTAGTTAATACTATGTTTCAAATTGGAAGTAGCGAACACGCTGAGGGGACACCTCTCCAGGGTATATTCCTTGCGCTATCCACCGCAATTATGTCTACGGGAACAGAAGACTTTGACGATGAAGATATACGTCAAGCTTCGATAGATTTAATCGATGCGTTAGGCTCGGTTGTCAACTGCTCTAGGTTAATCAGAGAGATAGAGATGAAGAACGAAATTAACAATCTCTTAGGCGGAGGAGAAGAAGACAGCGATGGGTTGGATTAAGATAGATAGGACTATAGCCGAACACTGGCTATGGTCTGATGAGAAGAAACTAAAGTGGTGGCTTACGCTACTTATGGAGGTCAACTACGCAGACAGTAAGATGTCTTTGGGCTACAAAGTCTACCGTGTTAACAAGGGTCAGTCTTCTAACAGTATTAGGACTTGGGCGAACATTTTTAAGACAGGAACAAAGTCAGTTACTAAGTTCTTTCAGATGCTTGAGTTGGATGGATTGGTAACTAAGCAAACTATAGGCAAAGGGAAACAATCAACCACACTCCTAACTGTCTGTAACTACGATAGTTACGAGCCGATAAGTTACGGATTGGAAACGCAAGAGAACACACAAGGGAATACGCAAGAGCAGACACAAGAGGGTACACGAGAGGGATACAATAAGAAAAGGGAAAAAGATAAAAAAGAGAAAAAGGAAAAAGGGATCCCCACACTTGAAGAGGTTATATCTTATGTTGTCGGTAAGGGTTACGACCAATCTATTGCCGAGAAGTTCTATGATTACTACCAAGACCGTACACCATCAAATGCAAGGTTATGGAGGGACAAGAACGGCAACACGGTTAAGGATTGGAAGGGCAAGCTAACTCATGTATGGTTTAGGGATGCTGAGAAGCGTGATGTCAGTGTTCCTGTCTTAGAGCCAGGGTGGAGATATATTGATATGTCTGAGGCTTATGATATTGTTCGTAGTACTAACCCTGTAAGTTTGTCTGAGAAAGAGTCTAAGTCGGAGGGTGATGATTATGTCAGGAAGATTATAAATATTAACCCATCATACAAAAGTGCTGGTGAAGGTTGGAAATACAGAGCAAGTAAATGAAGGAAATATTTGAAAGAGAGATAAGCATATACGAGAGTCTGTTTGATGTAGACTCTTCTCATGTGATTACTGTAGGTCAAGCTCTAAAACGAATCAAGCAAGGTAAGAGCAGGGGGAAGGTTGAGCAGATAAGGAGACTTGGTAGCGGAGAAGAACGTGATAGTGTTAAGAAGAGCCTTCCGTCTCCATTGTTTTCGGGCTTATTCAAGTCACGTAACGACAACAACATAATCTCATACACGGGATTGATATGCTTGGACTTTGACCACTGTAATATCGCTGACAAGGTAGCCGAACTAAAGAGAAACAAATACGTAGTGTCTTGTTGGGTGTCTCCAAGCGGTAATGGCGTTAAGGCTTTAGTTCAAGTTTCAGAGCCTGAGAGACACTTAGAACACTTTGATGCGCTTCTTGAGGACTTTAAAGACCTTGACCCGTCAGGAAGAAACCTTAGTAGGATATGCTTTGAGTCTTACGACCCTAAGATTTATGTTGCCAGGAAGTGGGATGTGTATGACAGGTTTGTTGAGAAGGTGTACGAGGCTATGCCCATCAAGGTAACGACAAACAACACCGTCTACGAGAAGCTAAAGAAGTGGATGATTAACAAGGGCGAGGGGTTCTTTGAAGGTAACCGTAACAACTTTGTATTCAAGCTTACTTGTGGGTGTCTGAGGTTCGGTCTTACTAAAGATGAAGTACGTGACTCTATGATTGGCGATTTCTGCGGAGGTTCGTTTACCGTGAAGGAGTTAGATGTTATTCTAAACTCTGTCTACAGAAACTACATCTCAGACTTTAATACTGCCGAGTTTACTGATGACGATAGACTGATACATAGCGTAACAAGGGAGAGCATAGAGGAGAAGCTTGAATCATTAGACGGACCGCTTGAGGATGTGATATACCTTAACGACATCTTTGACGATATGCTCAAGGACTTTCACTCTGGAAATCAGAAGGGTGAGACAACGCACTTTCCAGGTATTGACGAAAGGTTTAGGTGGATGCGTGGTGAGATAACGATTGTAGGTGGTATTGGTAACTTCGGCAAGTCTACGATGATGCTACAGCTAATGCTTATGAAATCTTTGATGGACGGGTATAAGTGGGCGATATTCTCTCCCGAACAGTACCCACCTAAGTTCTTTTACAACCAATTGATTCACGCTATGGTGGGGAAGTCACCGTACAAGCATCATCAGAATCAAATGTCCGAGGATGAGTACCGCAAGGCTGCCGAGAAGATTAACGACAAGTTCTTCTTCATCTACCCTGAGAAGGAGATGCCAAGTCAGGACTACATCAACAGAAAGTTTGTAGAGACGATGATTAAGCACAACATCGATGGGTGTATGATTGACCCGTTTAATGCGATATACCGTGATAGAAGCACAAGGATGCGTGACGATCAGTATCTTGAAGACTTCTTCCGAGTACAGAAGAAGTTTGCTTTGGAGAATAATGTCTACATGGTGATTGTAGCACACCCAAACAGCTCCATACAGAAGGATGAGCGTACAGGTGACTACAAGACACCGAGGGTGTATGATTTTGCAGGTGGGGCTATGTGGAATAACAAGGCTGACAACATTATCATGTTTCACAGACCATTCTACAACTCACAACCACAAGACTCTACGTCTCTGTTTATCTCTCAGAAGATTAAGAAAAAGGAGTTGAACGGGACTACTGGAGAGGCTATGCTCACATACGATGTGATGAAAGGTCGATTCTATGACGATGGGATTAACCCCTTAGAGAGAGATGAAAATGCATACACAGTACCTAACAGTAGGGCTATGATTAACGCAAG